AGGCATTATGCCTAGTATTCCCCAGGTGATTGAATGAAACATGGCTATTCTTATAACTACAGTGGCATCTGGTGGAACATCCATTTCCCGCGCATTTGGTTATCCTTTTTGTTCCAATGGCGTTCTTTCACGATCGGCTTAAGGTATGACCACTTACGGGCTGAGCCTGGTCTCCCTATACCTCCAAGCACCACTATTAACTTAGATTTGTTTTTCTTTCAGATCCAGTTCAAATATTTCCACTATGCGTGGCCAGAGCGAGATTACGGAATCAAGCTACGTTCGGAGACTTATTTAGGAGTTTCCCGCCCGGCATGACTGACTACACTGAACAGATTGGCGAATCCTTGGTATGTTACCGCGAGGACCCTATAGGTTTTGCTGTTGACTTGCTTGGTTTCCCTGAGAAATATATATGGTTCAAGATGGTTGAATTGTGTGAGTCTATCCGGGACCATCAGTTGGTCTGCATCCGTGCTGGTCACAACGTTTCGAAGACATTTTCCTTGGGTCGCATTGTGGTCCCTTGGTTCAAGTGTTGTTTCCAGCCGAGTACTGTTGTTACCACTGCCCCTGGCGAGAACCAGGTAAAGAACCAGATGTGGCGTGAGGTCCGTGCTAGTAAGACTGGCGCATTGATCCCTTTGGGCGGCAAGATCCACACAGTCCATTGGGACATGAAGCCCAAGCAGAGCACATTGGACAAACTTGATCCGATAGACCGTCCTAATTGGGAGAAGAATTTTGCTATTGGTTTCGCCACTAGTCCAGACGCCTGTGCTGAGCATTGCACAAAGATGGCCGGCTGGCACAACGAGTGGGTTTTGGTAGTTGTTGATGAAGGTTGTGGCATGTTGGATCAGATCTTGACTACTGCTGAAGAGGGTTTGATCAATGACGAGCAGTGCAAGATGGTGATTAGTGGGAACCCTACTGACCCTGAGAGTTTGATGGCGAAGTATTGTTTCAGTTCAGATCCCGAGAAGCAGAACGGCTCTGAAGCTTACGTCTCTGACATGGGTTGGTACGTAATTACGATTGCTGCTACGGACACCCCGAACTACAAGGAGCGTCGTCGTGTAATTCCTGGCCTTGCATCTTACGATTGGGTCCATCGGATCATCAAGAAGTACGGCGCTGACGGAGACGGGACACGTTACAGGGTCAAGGGTTTGTTCCCTTTATTCAAGGAGGGCACTTATTACGGTCAGAAGTTATCGATGGCCCGCAAGGACGGTCGTATAACTGAGGTTCCTTGGGACGACCGTTACAAGGTCCATACTTTTTCAGATACTGGCGACCGTTGGACGTTCACTATTTTCATGCAGAAGATAGAGAACAAGTTGTGTATTATTGACGAGTACTACGACAACGAGGGCCAGGGTTTACCAGCCTGGGCGAACTACGTTAAGGGCAAGCCTTACGTCTACGGCGATCATTACGGCGGTCCTGACATTGACCCTGACCAGGGCTCGAACGCTAAGTCGTTCCACACTGGCAAGACCTTAATCGCTGTCGCTAGTCGGTTGGGTATTGATCTGAAGGCTGTTATTAAACATTCCTTCAAGGACGGTATTGCCGCTGGTCTTTTGGTCTGGCAGCGGATATGGATCGACAAGACTCATTGTGATACTTTATTGAAGGGTATGGCTGGCTACGGTAAAAAGAAAAACACTGGTACGAGTACCTCAGAGATGGTAGAGTACCACGACCAGCCTGCCAAGACGTATCATCGGCATATAGCAGACGCCTGGCGTCATATGGCAATGGCGATTGAATGGATGAATATTGAAGATGAGTATATCGGTGACAACGAGAAGTTAAAGCAACACTTCCATGACGAAGCCCCAGTAGACCCGATGGAATGTATATGAGAAAGGCTAACCCATGCCAAAACACATAAAATCACACAGAGACGCCAGGCGCAAGGCAACGGCAAAGGCAGTAGCAAAGCACAAGAAAGCCAAGAAATGAAAACATAGAGGCATTGGATGAATAAATGCGAGTGCCTTTTGTTCTGGTATGCATTGCTGGAGTTATTGCAGTAATCACCTTGATATTAGAAGTGAGGAAACTGTTGACATGAATAGACGTGAATTTAGACGTTTAGTAAAAAGACCCAGTAAGGATACTGATTACGTGGAGTGGGAATACGTGGCCACTGTTGCTCGCAAGCAGGCCTATGCATTGGCTCAGGCGAAGGAGCGGGTTAGGAGGATACTTGATGAACAGGCGTGACTTTATCAAGGCAGTGAGTGTAGCACCTGTGGCTTTGTTGGGGTTGCACAGAAAACGTTTGGGCAGAAAATTAATGAGGCTCTTGCTGATGGTCGATTGAGTCCTCTGGTTGACCCGGAGAAATGAAGCATGCACAACAAGACACTATATCAAAGAATAGAACTTCGTCAAAAGTCGATGATCGACGATCCCCAGCGGGTTGAGTTCGACGATCGCAATCGTGAGATCATTGAATACTGTCGTCCTGACCTTGCCCCTTATCTGGATGAGCGACGAGTCAAAGGCCAGAAGCGCACGTCCAAGATGTACACCTCTAAGGTCACAACCGATCTTGAGACGGCGGCAGATGCCTTTGTTGGGAATGTCTTTCTACCTGAAGGATGGTTCGGCTATTCACTGTTTGGGGAAGAGAATGACGTAGACGAAAACCAAGCCTGGATGCAAAGCGTTGAGAAGCATTTCTCGCAAGTCTATATCGATCAGGGATTCTACGACACCCTACCTCCCATAGTAATGGACAAATTGAGTATTGGTGAAGGTCTTTTGTTTATTGGTGAGCAGGATGTTGAGGATTTACGGACAGAATTAGACAAGGATTCAGATAAAGAGCGAAGGCGAGTCGCTAACATCGCCAAGGAAGAGGCTGGAGAGGAGCCCTTAGAGGACAGGACAGAAACTGTTGCATATTTTGAATATGTAGAATTTATGTCTACTTGGTGGACACGTGACAGGTACAACAGACTTGACTGTGTACACAATAAGTTTGATATAAAGGCCTGGGAGGCATTTGAACGCTGGGGTGAGAAGTGTTCTGCCGCGATCATAAAGAACGCTGAAGATGACCCTCTAAAAACCCACTGGTTTATCCACTCTATTTATAAAAAGACTGACCCGATCCTCAAAGGGATTAAGCTTGAAAAGGACAGGCCGTTTGTTGAGTTCTATACCGAGGAAAAAACTCAGATAGATCAAAACGACATGATGGACGGTATTCTTGAACAGTCGGGATACAAACATATGCCATTCGTGGACTGGCCTCACTGGCTAAAGTCTGGTGAGAGTATTGGTAGAGGTCCCTTGGGCACTGCCATTACCACCGTCAAACGCCTGCATAGTATGCACAAAGACAATATGCTGGCATCTCAACGTCGTGGTGATCCACCTTTGAAAGTAAGTGCAACTCTCAAGGGTAGGATGAATTTGCGTGCCGGCGGTAAAACATATCTCAAGAATACTGGCGAAGACTTGACCGAGGTCTATCGCGGGACTGGGTATGCAGAGTCAATCGATTATATGGAGAGGACGGAAAAGGAGATCGAGGAAGTACTAGGTCTGCCGTTCTTTCTGAGTCTGCTTGGCGAAACCAAACGGATGACCATTCCTGAATTGATGGAACGTATAGGAGAGCGTGCCGCCGCCATGGCACCACGTTTGGGCCTTGGTGAGCGTATTTTCCTTTCGGCTGTACACCAGAGGCTTTGGGATATCGAGGAAAAGAACGGACGAATCCCCCCCGCCCCCAGCGCACTCCAAGAGTTGATAGCCACAAGCGAATCTTCAATTATTCTAAGAGTCCGCTACAAAGGCCCCCTGAGCCTCGCACAGGAGCAGTTATTTACACAGAGGAAGATACTAGGCACACTCAGTTTAGTACAGGCAGTGGCCCCTTACGACCCCCAGGCGGCGGCTGATAAGATCGACGTGGCAACCGCAACGGAACATATCCTAGACGAGGGTGGATTCTATCAAGATTCCATTCGAACGGATGAGGAAGTTGCCGAAATAGCTGAGGCCAGAAATGATCTTGTCGCCCAACAGGCCCAAGTTGAGCAAGACAAGACGGACAGTGAAACAGCAAAGAATTTATCACAGGTTCAACAGGAATAGGGAATGACTAACCCGCAAGTACCCAGACTGGTAAATCAAACAGCCCGTTCCGACTGGTTAAACCGGGTGCTATTAAGGGAAGAAGAATGAAAGAGACAGAATATTCAATTGTATCAAACAGGGCAAAACTCCAAGCAGCTATGGTAATACTAAGAGATGTCGATAGGTCTGATAATCTTCGTGATGCTATGAAATTTTTGGATGCCGAGTATTTGGCAATGGTTGAAAGAACGCCAGAATTAGAGGAAGAAGAATGAAATCAATTTTCAAAGGTAGAGACGGTGAAGCACTACTCCGCTGGGTTATGGAGAATGGCCACGTCGGTAGCATAATCCAACCGACGGAATCAGAAGTCGCTGAGTATAACATGGCGATAAAACTGCTGCATGACGCCGGTTACGGAATTGAAATCGTAGAAGCGAAACCTATCAAAGAAGAAGAAAAGAATCTCATTGATACAAACTTGGAGAATTAAGCATGGCAAAAGAAGAAACCACTATTGAAGAAAACACCAACTCAGACGACGGCCCTTGGTATGGCAAATATGGCCTTACTGAAGAGGGCCATATTAACGTAGTCAAACAGTACAAGACCGAAAACGACTTCGTCCTCGGTGCGATTGAGACCAAGAAGAAGATTGGTGCCATGTTCTCTGTCCCTGACCCTAACGATGCTGATTATGCTGATAAGCTCAAGGCCAGCCGGGTCAAACTGGGTGGTAAAACCTCGGCCGATGATTATACGTCGGACATCCCAGACGAATTAACATCCTTTGCGACAGACGAGTTCATTCAAAGCGCCAAGGAAAGTGCCGCAAAGTGGGGGCTTACCCAATCTGAACTCGATGAAGGTTTAAAGAGCCAGTTAGAGGCCACAAAGCAGGCGTCAGAAAGCAACGCTGCTCAGAACAAGGAGCAAACAGATAAGGCCGCTAACCTGAAAGTTGCAAACAGAGAAGCTCTTGAAAAACTCTGGGGGGCCCGGACTGATGACCAGTTAGCAAGAGGTATGGACGTGGCCCGGCATTTCGACACCACCTTGTTTGCCCAGGATAATTTGTCTATCTCTGAAGAAGAAAGAGCTGAGAAGGGCGGTTTGTTGGCGCAGAGGCTCAAAGCAGCGGACGACCCTATCCTGCACCGTCTGTTTGCAATCATGCATGATAAGTTCCTGTCAGAAGGTGATCCGACTGACCATCACTCATCAACCAAGTCATCTTTGTACAATGAGAGATTTGCCCAAGCAAAGGCTGCTTACCCGAACAGGCCCGATTGGTGGGCTGAACTGGCGGAGGGGAGATCGGCTATATGAAATTATCAAAACTTCCTGCCAAATTCAAAGGCAAGGGTCTCTGGATACAGGACGAAGAAGGTGAGCTTGCCCTATTTGACTATAAGATTAATAACGGACTAGCCCATCATCTGGACGTAGACACGAAACACAAAGACAAAGAGGTGAACATAGATGAAGACTGAACGACGAATCGAAATGGAAATATTGGCCAGGAAACTTGGGATTACCAATTTCTGGAACATGAAGGACGCCACTCTTTCGGCTGCTATCGAGAAGG